CGACGAGATGAGTGTCAACGACCTCGACGCCGAAGTCAGGCGGATGCAGGACAAGGGCATGAGCCCCCAGGACATTCTCACGGCGCTCGACATGCCGGGCGAGTAAGGACCGCGTAATCCGTCACCGCGCCCTAGAGATCGCAACCGTTTTTCCGTAACCACTCTCTAGGAGATTCTCATGGCTCAGACGAGCGTTCCGTCGGGGGCAACCCTGGCTGTCAAGAAGTACAGCGTGGCGCTGTTTGCGGTGACGCAACGCGCCAATACGCTGACCAAGAACATGACCGGCGATGCGCCCAAGCAGGCGTCGGCCGAGGCGAAGCTGAAAGGCCAATCCTCGCCCGACATGCCCATCGTGCGTGTCACCGATCTGTCGAAGTCGCAGGGCGATCAGGTCTCGATGGACCTGTTCAACATCATCGGCGGGAAGCCTCTCGTCGGAGATGTCAACGCCGAAGGTAAGGGCGACAAGCTCTCGTGGTCCAGCATGGACGCAAAGCTCGACCTCGTAACCAAGGTGGTCGATGCCGGCGGCAAGATGAGCCAGCAGCGTACCGTGCACCAACTGCGCGGGATCGCGATGGCGAACCTGATGGGGTACTTCCCCCGTCTGGAAAACCAGCAAGTGCTCGTGCACATCGCTGGCTCGCGCGGCGACCAGACCGGCACCGATTGGGTCGTGCCGCAGCAGTTCGTCACTGGCACCCAGACCGACGCCGACGCGGACTTCGCGCCGATCATGGTCAATGCGGTGAAGGCGCCTACGTACAACCGGCACTTCGTTGTCAACGCCGCCGCCCTCACGGCAGGCGGCGCGCAGTTGGGCTCGATTGCTTCGACCGACATCTTCAAGCTCGGGCACATCGACTACATCCGCGCCCTGATCGACGACATGGAGTTTCCGCTCCAGCCGGTCAAGATCGCGGACGACCCGGCGGCCGAGGACGAGCCCCTGTACCTGCTGCTGATGGCGCCCCGCGCCTACGCGGCTCTGGTGCAGGACACGACCACGAACGGCAACATCCGCGCATTCCAGCAAAATGCCTGGAACCGCGCGAGCCACGGCTCCAAGCACCCGCTCTTTCGGGGTGAGGTCGGGCTGTGGAACGGCATCCTCGTGCGCAAGATGACGCGCTCGATCCGCTACCTGCCGGCGTCGTACTCGAAGATCGTCACCGTAGGCAACCGCTACACCGCCACCGAGACCAACCAGCAGATCAACGCTGCCCTGGGCGCGGGCAAGGCTGTCGAGCGGAACATCCTCCTGGGTGCGCAAGCACTCGCGAACGTCTACGGCCGCAACCAGAACTCCGAGTGGTACGCAAGCTACGCGGAGCGTCGCTACAACTTCGAGCGAAACCTCGAAGCGATGGGCGAGGTGATGAACGGCAAGGCGAAGGTCCGCTTCTCCATTCCCGACGGCGCAGGCAACACCGAGCCGACCGACCTCGGGGTGATGGTGATCGACTCGGCCGTGTCGCTGTAATCCCCGCCACTCAACTAGGAGAAACGACATGACCACCAAAGCTGCTGCCGACCTGCTCACGAAGCCGGGTCACATGAGCGAGTCCGGGGATGCGCTGATCGCGGAGGGTGTAGTCACCCTCGCGGCCGGCGACTCGGACATCAACGACATCCTGCGGCCCTGCATCATCCGGGCAGGTACGGAAGTCCACGCGCTCATCGTAGCGAACGACGACATGGACTCGAACGGCACGCCCACCGCGGCGTGGAAGGTCGGGTTCACGCCGGTTAGCTCCAACGACGGATCGCTTGCTGCGGACGATGACTACTTCGTCGCGGCGGCCGACACCACTCCCCAGGCAGCCAACAAGGGGAAGGTGTTCGCGCTCTTCGCGCCGATCAAGTTCGAGCAAGACGTGTTCCTCGACTTCGCGTTCTCCGCTGCGGCGGCGACCGAAGTCGCGGGCGCGAAGCTCTACGCCAAAGTCCTCGGACAGGCGAAGGGCGTCAAGTAATCCACCGCACGAAGCAAGTGCAATTTGAGCCCGCCCTCGTGGCGGGCTCTTTCTTTGGAGCCACTGTGAAAACCATCCGCATCGAATGCGTGAGGAAGATCGCCCACGACGACACGCTCTACGGCACCGGCTTGTGGACGCCCGGTGAGAAGAGGGATGTGCCTGTCGAGCGCGCGCCGTATCTCCTCTGGCATGCGGATGTCTGGGCGGATGCGCGCCCCGCAGCGGCTCGAAAGAAGGAGCCCGTGTTGCCGATGAAGCGCCCGACCGCCTACCACCCGGACGAGGCGCTGCCCGCCGTGAACCTCTCCACGATGAGCAAGGAGAGCCTCGCGCGCTACGCATCCATGAACTTCGGCGACCGGCTCGACCCCGCAAAGATGACTCGGGCGCAACTCAATGCGCACGTGATCGGACGCATCAGAGAACGCGCATAGGAGACCGCCAATGGGAACGCTCACCGCACAGTCCATCATCACCAAGGCCCGCGATGTCCTCCAGGACTCGACCGCCGTCCGATGGACGGACAACGAGGCGCTGCGCTGGCTCTCGGAGGCGCAGCGCTACATCACGCTGAACCGGCCCGATGCCTCCGCAGTCACGGCGAACATCACGATGGTCGCTGGCACCAAGCAGTCGATGCCCGCCACCGCGATGCGTCTCCTCGACATCGTGCGCAACATGGGCGTGGGCGGCGCGACGGCTGGCATCCCGATCCGCATCGCGGATCGCGAGGTGCTCGATGCCCAAATTTCCGACTGGCACACGCAAGCGGGTGTTACGTCGTTCAAGCACTACGTGTACGACCAGAGGAACCCGAAGACTTTCTACATCTACCCGCCAGCCTCGGCCACCTCTCCGACGGTGGAAGCGGTCTACACCGTGGTCCCCGCGGAACTCACCGCTGTCGGCAACACGATCACCATCGACGACATCTACGAGCCGGTGATGCTTGACTACCTGCTGTACCGCGCGCTCTCGAAGGACGCGGAGTACGCGGGCAACATCGAGCGCGCGAAGCTCTACATCGTCGCGGTGAACGGGGCTCTCGGGGTCAAGACGACCATTGACCTCGCCACCTCGCCCAACAAGAACGCGCCACCGTACAACCCGAACTCGGCCGGCGGCCAGCGATAACCGATGGCGCAGGTCACGTGGTCCGAGTTCCGCTCGGGCATCCTGATCGAAGTGCCGGGGGTCTCCGACCCGCTCTGCGAGAGCATCGTGCGGGATACGGCCATCGAGTTTTGCAGGCGCTCGGGCGCCTGGGTACACCGCATGGATGCGGTGCCCGTAGCTGCGGGTGAGGCCACCTACGATTGGGACATCCCCTCTGGGTCTCTTGTCGTTCGACCCCTGGAGGTGTGGCTCGACGGCGACAAGCTCGAATCGATTACCTCGGCCGAACTCTCCGCAATCTATGGTGGAGACTGGAACACCGAGACCGGCAAGCCGCTGTACTACATTTCCGAGGCGGTGGACGGAAGCCTGCGACAGGTGACGCTCGCGCCTACGCCGGATGCGGACATCACGCCCGGAATGACCGCGCGCCTAGTGCTCAAGCCATCACGTAGCGCCGCCGACATCGACGAGATCATCTTCGAGGAGCACGGGCGGATCATCAGGAACGGGGCGCTGGCGAGGCTCTACCTGATGGCGAATAAGCCCTGGTCCAACCTCAAGCTCGGCGACAAGATGGAGCGCGAGTTCCTCTCCGACTGCGCGAGCGCTGGAGTCGTCGCCGCCAAGGCGAATGTTGGGGCTCCGCTTCGGGTTCGTGTAACTCACGGGATGCGCTGATGACCGACAAGGTAAAGCTCGTCCAGGGCGACTTCGGGCACAAGCTCTCGGTCACGCTCACGAACGCGAGCACGGGCGCGGTGATCGACGTATCGAGCGCCACCGTGCGGCTCTTCTTCCGCAAGGCCGGCGCGGCCACCCTCACCTCAACCGTAGTCGGCACGTTTCCCTCTGGGGGTGCGGACGGCAAGGTGGACTTCACGTGGCCGTCGTCGTCACTCCTCGCCGCTGGCGAATACGAGGGCGAAGTCGAGATCGACGGCGTTACGAAGAAGCAGACGGTCTACGACAAGCTCAAGTTCAAGGTACGTCAACAGTTGGAGGTCTGACTATGGCAAACGCACTGCGTGACAGCGGGCGCGAGGGGTTCCTCGCGGGGAACCTGGATTGGGACGCGAACACGATCAAGATTTTCCTCTACGACGAGGGTGCCGATGCGTTCAACGCCGCCGACGACAACTTGGACGACATCGTGGCCGGCGCGCGCATCGCAACGAGCGGCGCGCTCGCGGGCAAGACGACCACGGCTGGAGTCGCGGACGCAAACGACGTGACGTTCACCGCGGTCTCGGGTGCGACCGTAGAGTCGTGCGAAGTCTACAAGGACACCGGCACGGAATCGACCTCCACGCTGATCGCGAACATCGACACCGCAACCGGGCTTCCGCTCACCCCGAACGGTGGGGATGTGAACCTCGTCTTCGATAACGGTGCGAACAAGATTTACAAGCTCTGATGCTCAACTACTCCCAGAAAGTCATCGAGGGCCGGGCTCGCCTCGCTGTGTGCTTCTCGCTCGGCGAGAAAGAGGTGAGCGCGGAACTAGACGCCAGCCAGGCCGACGATCTGGCACGAGAGATCGCGTTGCAGACGACGCTCGTTGGGACTGGCGCTCTTGTTACGTTCCAACTCGGGCGCGACTTCATCATGCTAGAGAAGCAGGTGG